CTTCTGCCATTTACCATCAACATTGATTTCGTGAAACCAAACTTCCTTAAAAGGAGATGATCCATCAGTTGTAGGTAAAATACGGATTGTTCGTTGACCTTGTTTTTCGTTATCCTTAAGGATTGCCGCGAAATACTTTTTCATTCTTTCTTCTTGTGTGAATTTTGAAGTGGAAGAAGAACCACTTTGTTTTGAACTCTCATACTGAGCCAAAACTGCATCTAAAACATTGTTTGTCGCCATTTTGTATATATTTATTAAAGGTTTACGTAGAAAATATAGTTATAAAAAGTAGGGTAGTCAATAAAATATTTAAAAAAACTTGAGAGAGACGTTTATATCCCCCTCAAAAATATTACATCATATTTGTGTCTTCGTCGTCGTAATTATTAAATGATGTTTCAACATCATTTGTAGAGTAATTATTAGCATCATCAGTTGTTAAAACATATTCATTTTTACCTGATTTTTCCATATCAGATTCTTTGTCTTGAAAGAAATCAGATAATTTTTGGTTAAAAGGACCTGAATCTAAACTTCTTAGTTCTAATTTCTCTTGTGGGGTTTTTGGTCTAAATTTATCAAATTTAGTTTCTAAATTATTTATGGTTGTTACCAAACCATCCATTTCACCTAATTTTTCCTCAAGAGTTTTTAGTTGAGCAAATAAGTTATCAAAATATTCTTCTTGTTTTTGTTCCATATTTTTTTGACTCTTAACTAAATCTGTAACATCTAATTCTTCTTTGTTTTCTTCTTCTTCTCCCTCGGCACCAAGTTCTTCTACCTCAGGGTCGGTTGCAATATCAATAGGTGCTGCCGGTGGAATTGGAGCAACTGCGTTAGGGTCTGTGGGTGCGGCAGCCGGATCAACAGGTGGTGCTCCTCCAGCTAATGCAGGATCAACAGGTGGTGCTGCGGCCGGATCAACTTGTTCACTTATGTATTTGTTAATAGAATTAAATCTACTTATTTCTTTTAATATTTTTTTATCTATTGCCATGGTTATCCGTTTAATAATTGTTTAATTCCTGTTTTAGTTTCTACTTGGATTTTTTTGAATGTGTTCATAGTATTATCAACTCTCTCAATTAATCCGTCTTTTATTCTAAGCGTATAACAATCTCCAGTGTCTAAGTCACAAACTTCTTTGTACCCATTACCTTTATCTTTCTCTGACACTCTTGTGTTTTTACCCAAGTAGTTGTCTAATATTAATTTTGTATCCATAATTGTTTTTATTTATAAATATCTAGTTATTCAATAAAATTAATTTAATGAGTTATATATATCTATTGCTTGTTTTACTTTATTTTGTAATGTATTTTTATCTTGTTCTGTCATTTCAGTATAAACATTATCAGGTTGAGTACTTGGATACTTTGTAACATACAATTTAACAATATCCTCCTCAGCAGTAAGATTTGTATTAATTAAAGATAATTTATCTTTAAATTTAGCAATTGCAAAATCCACAAATTTTTCAGCAGATATAAATGATACAATTGGTATGTTTAAATTAGTACCTCTTGAAAGACAATAGAACTTTTTATTAGTTGTTGTGGCAAGTACCGCCCCATAAGTTTCAGTTAAATTAATTGTACTATAATTATTCTCATAGGCTTTCATTCCACTTGATGACGCGGAATCTAAATAAATAAATGAGAATAAATAATAAGATAAATTTGTAAAAGTAGGATTAATAGTTGTTACACTATTACTAGTTGTTTCTTTTGGTATTCCACTTGCAACAATTCTATCACCAAGTAGTTTTTTAAAGTCCTTATATGATATTTGAGTTAATGTTGGGCTATCTAATGGTGTATATCCAACATAACCACTATTAATTTTATCAGAACAATCTTGATTTTTAGTTATTGTATCAGTACCAGTTACATTTGAAACAACATTATTTTTTTGAAATATTACGTTTTCAGGTGATGATTTAGATTTCTCCTCATTTGCCTTTACTTGTTCTTGTAATTTAGAAATTATATTTAAACTTAAAGATTGTATAAAACTGTCAATTTTAGGTAAACTATAAAAAGGTTGTCTTGTACCTTTAAATGTTGTACTAAATTCACCTTCACTAATCTGATGAGTTACCGAAGTAATCATATATGGCCCTGAGAACATAGGTATGTTTCTTACATTAAAATACATCATTGGTTGTATGAGAGCGTTACCCAACATATCAACAGAACATTCGTAACTTCTATTTCTATATAAGTTATATAAAGATACGTTTTGAGATCCTGTACTTCTGTTTCTACTTTGGTTTGCCATTTGATTTAACATTTCCAAAGATTCTGCGGTAGGTTTTCCAACATCTTGACCAACACTAAAGTTTTTAAATATTTGTTGATTTTGATTACTAATATCTATATTGAACCCAACAACTTTATTTGATTTATCCCAATTCTTTTTGTTAGATTGACTTTCAACCAATGGATTATCACTTGCTCGTCTAAGGTCAAACGCATCGTCTCTAAATCTATAATCAACATTATCCTTCATATCCACATACTGGCTAGGTTTGTTTGCGTAATAACATAAAAACTTAGGAGATGTGTTTCTGTAGTCCACATTTAAGAACGTACCCCAAAATGAGTTAGCAAATTCAGTTGATCCTTCACTTCTTGGTACTGGATTTTTCTCTGCGTCTTGTGCGTTATAGAAATTAGCGTAAGCGGGTAATGGAAAATAAGTAAAATTATTTTGTGATAATATTGTTGACACAATATCTAACATATTATTTTTGTATAATGAACCTTCAATTAAATCTTTAATTTTGAAGATGTCAACATAAACTTTTTGTCCAACGTCTCTACTTGCCCTATCAAATAATAAAACATCTTCAAACATTGTTTTTGATTTAAAGTCACCACCGGCAACCCATGTATCATTGAACGCTTTGAATGTTTCCCACATCTCAACTCTTGTTTGTTCTCCCTCAAGTTGTGACTTATTACCTTTATCACCTTCTATTGTAATATTTGGTAAACCAGCTCTTACACCTGTCATTAAATTAGAAATAACATTTTTAAGATAAGTTTCAGATTTATCAAGGTATTCATCCATAAGACCATAAAACTTAACACCACCTAAACTATTACCTAAATTTTGAACAATAGGAAGAGTGGTGGTAGTTGTTGTTACTTGTGATGTTGTGTTATTTACAGTACTTATGATAAATTGATTGTCATTAGGATTTGTCGTTAAATTACCATATTTAATAATTATTATTTCATTAATAATAGGAGTATTTAATGGGTATAACGATGCACTTACAGGTTGTCCTGTAAATAAAATTGTTCCTGTTGCATCTTTATAAACACCATATTTTTGTGGTCCAAATTTATACACAGAAATTGTTTTAGTATCTTTAAGTGTTACTGTAGTTAATAAATCACCAGGTGTTTGAGGACTTGGTACGGGTGTAGGAACAGGATTTGGAATTACAACATCATTTGTTGGGACTTTAAAATTATTGAGTTTCTGAGTTGCGTATAGCATAATCAACGGAGCAAAATCTTGAACATTTTTTTCGGTAAATTGCACATTCAAATCAATGAAAAAATCTGTTATATATGATCCATTATCAGAATAAACTAACTTAGGTATTTCGGAAAATCCAACATATTTCTCTAAAGTTTTCCATGTTTCAGGGTTTGCGGTTTTAGATTGAGCCAATGTAATAGTTCCACCGTTTGAAGGTAAACTACCTGTTGTCCCCTGATTGTACCCCTGATAAGATACAGGATCAATTAAGAATTTAGTGGAGAATGTTAAAAATGTTCTTCTATCAAACATAGATGGATTACCCATTTTCAATACAACATTATATTCTAAGAAATTAGTTAGTATCCCTTGGAAATTTGTTTTTTGTTTTTCAACAACAGAATTAATCATCCCCTCGGAATTAAGGGTCGATGGTTTTTCAACAACTAATAATTCTCTCATTAATAATTGGAAATTCTTATATGATCTTTCAGATTCAGTTTCAACATCTTTATCACTTGGAACCAATGTCTTAAAATCGTAAATTGATCTACTAAAATTTAAGAACTCTTGTTCAAAGTAATCTAATATTTCCGTATCAAATGTTGTAAACATTTCCGATATTTTATCGTATTTTGTAATATCACCATTCAATGAAAAATTCTGTTGTGTTTTCTTATCCGACAATATTTCTTTCAAATATGAATCAGGATTTGGTTTTGTAATTTTAGTATTATCAAAATAACCATAGTTTGGTGATCCCCAAAATAATCTAACCGATCCGTTAAAAACAGCAGGATTACTAGAAACCTCTACTTTCATTTTGTTATTTTTAAAACACTCGTCTTTTGTTTGATTTTTTGTATAACCAAAAGACGGCATTATAAAATATTTATCACCTTCAGTTGTTTTAACAATTGTTGACCAAGGTGTAATCTTTAACGATCTATCATTATCATTAGGGTCAAAACCACTTGTTTCAGTAATTTTACCTGATGAATTTGTTGTCATCACCATTTTACCATCATTAATTAATGTTTGGATTTCAGTTTGTGAATATCCCCCTGTTGCCGAATTAGTAACATAAAAAATGTTTGGTGTAACCACAGTAAAGTTTTCTCCTGTAAGTGTTTGAGATATATCTATAACATATTGACCAACACCCCCTGTAGTACCACTCACTTGGCTAACAATTTTAGTTCCAAGAGCAAGAGTTGGTCCTGAAATAATTTGTCCTGTAGATAATGTACCACCAGTAAACGTTAAAACGTACATTGTTGTACCCGTAATATTACAAGTACCATTTAATATTGATTTATTTTGAGATATATCAACAACATATTTACCAACACCCCCTGTTGTACCATTTATTTGGGATACAATAGTTGTATTAACATCTACTGTTGGCCCAGCTAATATTTCGCCAGGAGCCAAGTTATTATCATTAATAGTATAAACGTCTAATGTTGTTCCAACAATACTACAAGTACCATTTAATTGTGTTGCCCCCGAAAATAATTGTAATCCTTGTAAAAATACATTCATATCATCATACAACTTAGGGAAAAACCCTGTGTTCATAGTTGTTGAATTATATGTAACTAAATTTGGTGTTGCACTTACCGTATTTTCTAAAACTATATTGTTTTGGAATCCTTCAATATTCAAAGAATAAACTTTTGTTGATGCTGAGGTTACGGGATCATAATTACCCAAATAATCAAAATCTTTCCAAACCTCATCTAATATATCTACACCAGTATCATTCCAAGTTTTATATCTATGCCATATGGAACCATATTTAACAACCCAAGCGTATGGTAATTTATGTACCGCTCCGAATTTTTTAATGGTTGATAAGATATAACTTAAATCATTAGGTTCATTATATGATCTATATTTTTCTCTAAGACTTGCTAGTGGTAAACTATTCAAGAATAGATATGCCGCTTGTTTGTAAGATGATAAATCATTTGGTTTATATCTAAAATTATACACACCATTTTGAATTGCGTTTATAAAATAAGGTGTGTTCAATATTGAAGTGGTCTGAGTTTCCGTTAAGTACCCATCGTAATTAGAATAATTTAAATTACCTTCAGTTGTGAATTGTTCCTCAATTTTTCTATTATTATAGAATGTTTTAAAATTAATAGTGGTAGTATCAATATTTTGACTAAAGACATCCGCCTTATAATTAAAGTTAGTTATAGGTCTTTTCTTATCGTTAGTATCGTCGTTATTAAAATTACAAATTGTTTTATGTGTTGTATTGTACGATAATACGTCTTTAGTGTTATAAGCTAAATTAACATTTTGAAGTGCTTTCCCATCTGCAAGATAATTCTTACACCAATCAAAATTAGTGATAGGATACATATCCGAAAAATCAAATTCATTACTAGAGGTTTGATTTCCTATGTAGTCTATTATTTTTGATTCATCAGTTAATGAAACATTTGGTTGGGATCTTTCATTTGTTAGAATTTGTTGATTAAATAATTCAAAAGGTACGTTAGTGTTATTCTTAAGGTAATTTATTGTAAATTCTCCTCTTATGAATTTTTGCCAACTTTCACCTTCCCCTTGATTTGAAATGTGTCTTAAAAATGTTAAGAAATTATTTTGATCAATTAAGTATCGTTTTAGTTTTTGAGTTAAAAATGGATTATCATTACCTAAACTTTTTAGTATGTTAATCTTTTCGTCTTCCGCTTCAACCATAAAGATACTTGAATCATACCCCGATTGTCTATTTAATTTAGAATAATAAGTGTTAATCATAATCCTTTCATAAATCTCATAAAAGAATTTTATCTCTTCTTTGTTTTGGAATACCTCATTTGTCACAGGAAAATCAAGAGCATTTAAACTTAATCTATTTGGTCTTGTAACCACATTAGACTCATCACCAACATCATCCTTGTCCGATTCCCTTTGAGTGTAACCTTTAATAAATTCCTCAACAAATTCAACTTCAGGCCATATTTCAGGAATATATGCCTTTGTCATGGTTGAAATTGATTTGTCTCCCGGATAAACAATTTCAAATTTCTCTTGTTTATCATCACCTAAAGTTTCTTTAATAACTTGAGGCCAAGGATAAATCGGTTCATTATTTTGGGTAGATGATTTAACATCCACGCTCAATGCGCTGCTATTGCTACCAAAAATTGCTTGGCGTCTGTATTTATTTTCTCTTAAATCCCAAGATTTAGAATGGACATCATCCATTAAACGAATAAACGCCTCACCTTGTGCAAAGAAAACCGCTAATACGTTTCTAATAGATGGTTTAAACCCAACACCAGTGTCTTTATTACTTAATTGTTCATTAAGATTATCTGTAATTTTTTCTTCAATTTCTCGTCTAAGTTTTGACGATTCTTTGGCCGTCTTTTCTGTTATATCAATAAAGTGATCAGTACCCTCAAATACAAAGAACTTAGTTCCGGGTACAATTGAGTTAGTCGCAATGAACGTATCTAATTCAGTTTGTGTCTTTGCAGGTTTACCGTTTCTTTCTTCATACGTTTTTGCAAAATCAATATCCGTAAGTGGGTTGATTTTTGCATAACATTTTTCTACAGTTGCGTTTATAGGTACTTCACTTTTTGTGATTTTACCACCAACGGTATAACTACCATTTTTCCCCGCAACACTATTACTTTGTAATAATTTTTGGTATTCAGTAAAAATACCCGCTAATTTAGTTTCAGCCTCAGCTTGTTTGTTAGGATCCGAATAGTCTTTCTTATACGTATAAACAACTTCCTTAGTGTCTTTTAAACTATATGAAGTTGTTTTATCCATGTATGTTTCAAACCATGAATCACCATAAAAAAATACTTTTTTCTGAAATTCTGTTAACTGAGTTTGAAAATTATCTAATTCTGTTATTGATCCCAAATTTTCTTTGGTGAATTTTTCTAATATGTTTTTAATAAATCTATCTAAACGAGCCTTTAATTGTGTAATCGTTATCTCAGGAAAATCATCGTCAATTAAACCTTTTGATTTATATTCAGAATATAATTCTTTCATTTTTTGATAACCCCTACTAACTTGTTTTGCCGACATTTTATCAAGATTAGATCCCGCAGGTGTGTTTGTACTTGCTTGTGCAGTTGACACAAAATTATTATACATATGTGGTACCGCCATCATAGCCCCCCAATTCACATAAGACATTACCGTATACTTATAACCAAAAAACTTCAATGTAATCTTAAAGTTACCTGTTGTATTATCAAAGTTTGATGTAAACGATTGTAACATTAATGGTAACCTAACGGCCTTTCCGTAATACCCCTTTAATGTTAAATAAAACATAGGATATGGTAATTGGAAAAATGCAGAATAAGGTGAATTGTTTCCACCTTCAAATAACGCCCTTCCTTTAACATCTGTCAATTGAACCGTTACTGTAGGTAAGAAACTTGTATCAATCGCAACCTGTATATCAGTTATACCTAATAAACCATTGTCAACCGCACCAGGAGTTCCGTTTGAATACGTACTCTGTGTAAGGTAAAAATCATCGGATTTGTTTGGGTTTTGTACTGCATTTAATTTTGGTTGGTTTACCCCTTGACCCTGTAAAGATCCTTTACCGGTGATTTCATCGGTATATCTGTTGTCCATGAACGTTTTGTTTCCAGGGTTTAAGAAATTAATCTTACCCACAGAAACAGTTCTAACGGAATCATTCAATGCCGAACCTAAGGCTAATTTAGTTCTTGGTAATACATTACATTCAAGATTAGCATAGAACACAAGGTTTTCATGTTTAACTAATCTATCACTAACCTTACCTTCACTATCTACAATTTTATTTGGGTCTATTAAGGTAATGTTATCGTAATCAAATTCCACTAATATATTTTCACCTTTATCTACCATAATAGAAGTAATAATTTTCTAATTCGTTTTTATAATCCTGTAATGACTTAACAAGGGGGAATGGTATTGTTAAAATTGCCCCATCGGGTATGTTTGATTCCATACCACTATATTGGGGGTTTGCCATTTGTACTAACCAACCAAAATATGGTGTGTTATAGAATTGGAATGATATCTTATCTAACCTTGATTGGCCAACCTTATATATAAAATTTTTATCAGTTGTTTTTGCAGGTAAATTTATGTATGGTACAACAGTTTGTTGTCCATTTATTAAAAACTCATTATATCTGTTATAATATTGTAAATTCATTTTTAATTAAATTTAATTTTACCATCAAAGGTTTTTTCTTTATTATTCACATTCACATTTGAATACAATTCTTTTACTGCCTTTTTTTGTTGTGATGTTCCACTAACTTTTTTATACGTTAATCCAAATTTAACATTAGCTTCTATTGGAGGAATCATTAAATTTAAATATAATGGATTGGTCTTTATTTTGTCATAACTATCTTTATTAACTTTAGTGTATGGGTTAAAGTTATTTGAACAACTTAAAATTGCTTTATCAACAACATCCGTAACAAAAGTTATGTTACTATATTGGCCATTAAGTATGAACGTTTTTAACTCATTTTTACTATTTTCATCATTAAATATGTTTGCCATCACTTGATAAAATCTATTAGAAGGATCACTATTCATTAAATTTTCCCTAGAGGTTTTATAATCACTAGGGGGACCACCTCTATCATCTGTAAAAGTTGAAGATAATTTTTTATAATAATCTTCTTTTAAATATAAACATTCCTGTGCTTCAACTATTCCTTCATTTACAAGATAAAATTCAATATGTTTATCCGTTATTTTTTTCAAATATGTTTGTAATTGAGTAAACGTGTCACCTGAAATGTCATACACATCAGGTTCATTATTTGAATTCATTATACCGTCAGTTTTTGATAACACCAAATTTGCCTTTCTTATATATTGAATATAGTCCTGTTGTAATAAAACTAAATCGTTTACACTATTACTAACATTTGTAATAAAATCTGTTTTAATTCCTGTTACATACTCTTTTAATTTATTTTCAATTTCTCTTTTGTCACCATTAGTTATAGATTGATCATTTATGGTAACCACTTGCATAAATGGGTCATTTCTTTGTGAAATATCGGTATTAACTTTATTAAATAATTTATCCAATTTGTCTTCAATATTACTTGGTTTACCATAAATTGGAACTTCAATTTCAGGTGTAAAATCCGCAGTACCTTTAGAGTAATCTCTTTCTGTAAATAATAAATCTAAAATACCTATGTTATAGTTTTTACCAATTGTTGCGTTTGTATTGATATATGCGTCAAAATATTCTTTAGTACTATTCCAATAGTCAGTTACAAATTTAGTGTAATCAATATCCGTTTCACCCGATATTGTTCCAATTGCTTCTCCACCTCTTTTTGGTATTTGATTTACAACATTGGCAGTTGTTACCTTTGGTTGGTTAGCCAATATCTTCTCAACCATGTATTTATCTCTTGCTTCAGTACTTTCGGTTGCGGTTGCTCTTTCGTCATAAATTTCGGTGTTCGCATAGTAGTTAAACGATAATGCGTTTTGTAATTCTTCAACAGGTTCTTTAAGTCCATGACCACCAATGAAGTTAAATCCTAATGTTATTTTAGCAATCATTGGTTGTACACCAATACCTTCAGGGTTTAAGTCAAATGTAATAGGGTCGTATGTAATATTTAATGCTGTTGGCACAATCTTACTATGGTAAAAGTCACCCATTCTTAAAATTAAAATTGGAGGTGCTCCAAACGATGTGTTTAATGCGTCATTATATTTTGGTCTACCATCAGGTCCAATTACAGGAATTGTTTGACCAGGTCTCATACATTGATTTAAGAATGTTAGTCTAGCATTTAATCCCTCAGGTGTTGTTGAGTGGAACGCAGGATTAAAGTACTTAATCTTTTGTTTGATACTATCATATATCATAGGATCACTTTCCTTAATAACCTCAAAGTAATCACATTCTGAGAATAAAAATCTTAATATTTTTTTAGATATACCTTCTTTAATTTTTTGTTCAATTCTTAAATTAGGTGATGGTTTGATTGTGTTAGAGGTATTACCTTTTTGTTCTACAATTGCCGGATCTTTTATTGTTGTTGTTGATGTTACAACATCAACAGGCTTTGGATCGGGTAGAACCATGACTTTAAAATTAGAGAATGCAACTCTCCTACAAGCCATTGCTGGTACAGAATACACTTGGGCAAAAGCGTCGCTTGATTCTCCTACAGTATTACCAGATGTAACGTTACCACCTTGTGTTAATTTTATATTAGTAGTACAATTAATTGTTTGTGAATTACCACCATCTTTTGCATCAACGGTTACAACCTGGGTTTCACCCTTTGTTACCATATTTATTATTAGTTTTTTACTAGTAATAAATTCACTTAATTTTTTGTCTCCAATTGTTTGATTATTAAACCATTTTAATACGCTATCAACCCTTCTTTTTGATAAATTATCATTATAACTTGTGGTGGCCGGTGCAGATGCAGATCCTTCAAAGGTTAATTCAGCTGACCCCCCTTTGTCTATTAAAATTTCTTTTAATTTTTTTAAGAAATCAGTTTTTAATTTTTCAAAATTAGGTTTAATAACATTATTAAAAAATGTTTTTACCCCTTCTTTTGTATACGGCTTGTCTTCAAGATAAACTGTTGCTGGCGCTTTTGTCACATACGATGTAGATTCTAATGCAATATATGATCCATACCAACTATCAAATGGTTTTGTTGAGGTTGTTGCATATGTACTGGTACACTCAGGGCAATTATTATGAAAATAAAAAGCATAATTTAAAAATTCTTTTAATATATTTTCATCTTGTACTAAAGATGTCGCATTTGTTACGGTACTAGTATCACCAACTTTCAATGGTAGACCATCCGGACCTAGCGCATCACCAGTAGTAGTTAATTTAGAATCAACTGGTATTTCAAATGCAACCTGACCCAACTCTTCATTAGTCAATCTTGGGTTATTTAATATTTGTTGGTATGTAAATAAATCTCTTGTTGGTATTGTATTAAATTTAATACCCAATTCATACATATCATATTTTACACATCCCGCAAAGAATGAATCAACAATTGAATCAACTCTTTCCTTTGCAACTCCCGACAATTGTTTCTGAATAATTGTATTCATGATTGCGGGGTGATCGACAACCATCTTCCAACTTATACTACCTTTTCTTGAGGTGTTTTTGTACGTATAAATTGGTTCGGGTCTACCCAAGAAATTGGTTGACGAGAACTCAGGAGTACTATCATCACTAAATGTAAGGTCATACGGTGGAAACCACATGACTCTACCCCCGTTTGGTCCTTTTTCACAAACAGGTAAATCGTCATAAGTAAATCCAGGTCTGTCTGAAGTTCTCCACGCTAAATTCTCAATCGAGAACATATATTTTTTAACTTTATTATCTACAATGTTTGTTGATCCAGGATTTTTAAGTGGAGCAATGTTAAGATTATATGTATTATCTAAAACTGAATAAGAAAATTTTCTACCTTTAGTTGTAATACCATCACTCTTTTGTAAGTCGGCATATGTAAAGTAAGGTGTGTCCTTTTGGAACACTCTACAATACTCAATACCCGCTTGAGACCCATCGGTTTGATCAGTATAAGATAATACCATAGAACCCTTTGTCATCTCTTTGTATCCATCATTGAATACCTTAGACACTTGATTAATTGCATTACCAACGTGTTTTAATCTTGCTTGTCCTTGTACTTGATCCGCAGAATTAATAAGTCTTTGTGTCTTATCTAAGATCGAATCTCCTTTGAACTCAATGTCTGTTGATTGGTATCTACCATAATCACTTTTAATTGTTTCAAATTCATTATCTAACCTTGTAGGGACTCCACCAGGACCTACTTTAAATCCTGCGTTGTCCTTATATTTTGGTGATGTCCAAACAAATTGACCATCAATTCCTCCACCATCAGTGTATGATTTTCCTTTTAAACCAAATTGTAATTGAGCTTCATTACCTTCATATAGAATACCAAGTTCTTGTGGACCATAAACAATAGTTTGTATTTGTTTACCATTTTTTCCAATTGGGACTTGGTTAGCAGGTGCGTCAATCTGAGAAGGTTCAGAATTTTGACTACCAACATAATAACCACCACTTTGTGATTTATCTTGATTGAATAATCTATCTATTGCACTTGCTGCTCCTTGAATTATTCCTCTATTATATGCCGGTCTATATTTGTTATAATCTAAACTTGAAAATAACACTGATCTTTGTCCAAAACCTGTGTTTGCAACAAATATTTCAGA